TCTCGTCTTTGTCGTCCGGGTCCCACTGGAGCTTCACATCACCTTCCTCAATGTCCATGAAGGCCAGTGTGTGTTTCGGTTTCTCAAGCGTTTCTAGGGTCATTGGTTCTCCTTTTGGTTGGAAGGGTGGCCGCTTCGGGGTGTGTTGATGTTAAACACTCGTCGGGCCTTTCTGACTGGAGGAGAGAAGAGTCGCGACGATGAAGCGGCCACATTCATAATACTATTTTCCGGTGAGGAGTAGTTTCGGCATATCCCCGGTTTCCTTCAGCACGGTCAGTCCCGGGACCAGCTTCTCACCCACGGTGACCCCATCGGGCAGCATGATGTGAGCCATGAACTCCTCTTCGAAGGTGCTGATCCCTGAATCTATGGCCTCCAGCTTCGCCTTTATGACCAGGGCCAGGGCGCGCCACCGCTGCCGACAGGCTTGCTCCCAACGCCGATGAGCGGTCTCCGCTGCCAGGGGCTTCCTCTGCCAATCGTTTTCGTGGCTGCTCATGGTAAATTCTTCGCTCTTTCGATCAGGCATGGGGAGCTGGAAGGCGATTTTGAGTTTCTCGATCTGGAATTGGACAAGAGCCTTGTCGTCCTCGATCCAGAACCCGAACCCACTGGCCCCATATCGCTGGAGAGTCCGTTCAATTTCGTTTCGGGACTTCTCGGATGAGACTTTGGTGTTGGAAGCATATCGGGCCATTTAGAGGTCCAGGTTTCTCAAGATGGTTTCGGTCTCTACTTCGATCAATCGCAGTTTCTGAATGACCGTCACCAACTCAACGGCCATGGCGCACTTGCCACTGACGGAGCCATGAATATTGGCGGGGACCAACTTTGCCCGTTCATCTTCAATTTCAGGATTACGCTCTCTGAGGATGGGTCCCAACCTTGCCTTCAAAGCCGTAAGCTGCTTTTCCAGTTCTTCCGCAACTTGGAACAAGTGCTTCGTGCAGAGTTCTATCGAACCCGTTTCTTTTGCTGCTGTAATGTCTGATTCACTCAATCCCATTATCCACTCCTTTGAACGGTTTTGGCGTTATAACGGGGAGCCGCCGAACTCTCACCCCCGACGACTCCCCTACCTGTGAAGTCCCGGACACACGGCCTGCGTGAACATGAACCGTGAGTAGACTTCCCACCGGGGATAGTAGCACAGACGGGTGTGTATGTCGTTAAATAAATTTAAGAGGGGGGCCATGGCAGGAATCGAACCTGCGTTTCCGGATTGAGCGTCCGACGACTTTTGCCAGTTAGTCGAGAACCCCCCATTGGGCGCTGTCAATTATAATTGACAGCTAATTCTGATGCGGTGTCAGCCTCGGGCCCGAAAAGAAGTTGGCCGTGACGACGTTCTCATCCCCATTGATGATGATTACAATTTGCGTCGACGTCCGTGGTCCTCCAGGCTTCCCAGGTGCATCGGGGTTCAGCCAACGAAGGGTCAGCGAATCCGAGAAGATGCTCTCGTTCCCGCTCGTGTTTCGGGCGGTCACGCGATAAACGTAGTCCTGGGTAACGAACACCACTGGTCCCGGCTCGGTCCACTGGATCGGGTCCGGTCCCTGCACAACACTTGCCACTTCGACAAAGCCAGGGCAGTTGAGTGGAGCTGGCACCGGATCGGTGCAATCAACGTCCGCTCGATAAACCCCGTAGTCGAGCATATCGGTCTCGGTGTTGGCATCCCAATAGATCGGCAAGCCGAACTCGTGATCCACGGTCTGAGCCATCACAGGGCTGACCAGGAACAGCAATAGAATAAGTTTCTTCATACTGTTCCTCCTGGTCCACCTGGACGAGGTGACGACCCCGTTCCGGTGGCCGGTGGTGGAGCTGCCCTCTTCTCAATTTCCGACTTGATCACTTGAACGAGGCCCACAATCGCGGCCCCCGCTGTACCGATCCCAAGCCACAGCTCAGGGGATAGAAAGATCCCCGCTGCGGTCAGGATGGTCGCCAAACCCTGGTATGTGCTTGGCTCCTTCAGCCTCGCTGCAATCCACTTCAAAAGTCCTTCCATGATTCCCTCCTTACGTTGGTTTGTCTTGTTCTTCTCCCTCTATTTTCTGCTGCTCGTCAACACCTTTGACGTATTCTTCCTTCACTTCCTCGATATATTTGTCCAGTTCCTTCTCCAACCGTTTCTTCCGGGGTCTCCGGATGCGCAGCAACATCTGTTCAGCGATCGTGTGGATCATTCCCGCGCTGTCCTCTCCGTAATGGGTCAGATACAGCCCGATGTTCGACGCTACCCACATGGCGCAATCATTCGGATCGATGCTGCCTCTGATCCACATGCGCAACATCGAATCGGCCCTGCTGCGGTTAGTCTTGTCCTTCACAACGGCATCCAGGATCTTCATGGCTGGCTCGAGGAACCTCTCGCTCTTTTTCAGCGACTCAATCGTCTTACCAGCCTTTTCTTTCCCTCCAATCGTCGATTGATAGATGGTGTCAGCGATAGTCACCACAATCTCGATATCCGTCTTGGGTTTCACCGCGTCCGTTTTGTGGACGATCCCCGCCAGCATCCAGATCAGGAAGTCCACGGCCTCTTTGTAGTCCTCCCCGTAGAGCCTGTGAGTCACAGTGAACAGTTGGACCCCGAATCGCTCCACCTTCCACTCTCTGTGCATGGAAAGAAAGTTGTCCACAGCCTTGAGGCCCAACTCAATGGATCTCGGCTCCGAAACCAATATGAAATCGCGGTCCCCCAACGCCTTCTCCAGCATTCCAGCCGGTAGCGGAGATCCCGGCGCGGCTGCGCTCATCACTTTAGCCAACGATTCTGTTGTGAACTCGTTTTTGGGGAGAGCAAGGATGGGCGGGAGCCCCTTCACCGCATACGACTTGAGGGGGGTCTTCAGTATCTTGGTCACTTCATTGACGATGGCTCCTGCAGGGGGCAGATCCACCATCAACAGGAGCCAGTATTCCTTCGAATCCATAGCCAGGAATAGCTCGTCTTTGTCGCCTTGTGGGAATAGGTCGAGTACATCCATGAGTCTGTACGGAATTATAGCTCTTTCTTCACCAACTCAGCCTCAATCCCGTCAACCGCGCTCTCAATCCAGCGCAGAGTGAGTTTGTTCGGCCGAGCAACTCTGTTGTTCGCATATCGAAAGAGGGTCGTGTGCACCGGCCCCTCCTCACCGTTGATGCGGTGCATTTCCCGGCACATGCGCTCCCAACTCCATTTCGTTCTTTTCTGCAATCTGAGTAGTCTTTTCGTGATTTTCATTCCCTATCCTTCCACTTACGAGGCTGGCAGCTAACATTCCCGCGAATATAACAATTATGTGATATTCACTCGAAATCCCGTTCCCCTTCCTCCTCAACGTCTTCGGCATCCCCCCCCTGGTAAGTCACTATCCCCCGCTCCAGGTTCTCGTTCAGCCGATCCAACTGGAGAATCTGCTCCAGCAGCAACTGTGTGTAACAATCCTGGCCGTCTTTGGCTACCAGTAGTTCCAATCGCTCTTTCAATTCCATGTTTTCCTCCGGTTTGATTTGGTCACGCCGGACAAACTCGTCAACGTACCGTTGTATGCCATGTTTCACATGAAACCTATGGGTCTATGACCTCCAATTTGTCCGGATCCCCCGTCATTGGGCGACCCCACCCGTCATAGTACCCCTCCTTGGTGAAGAAATATTCGGTTCCGTTGGCACATTTGATCTTGTCCAGGCCCTTCCCCTCCGTTACTTCCACTGGCAATTCCATCCGGATCTTCTTGCACTTCCCATCCTCATACACCACCACAAGGTACATTCAAATATCTCCAATCCGCATTTTAATATCCGATTCCGGTGTTTTAATATCCGCTGCAGGACACCAAATCCCCGCGCTCGACAGAACCAGCAGAAGGAACCATAAGAGCAGAGTGATGTTCATTCTCATTCGTGCGGTCCTGTCGGGTTCTTCGTCTGTATAGACGACCAGTGTAGAAAGTCGTCCAGTTGGCCTTGCGACGGACGCCCCCCGGTGTGCGTGATCCAGTCTGCCAGAAGTTCATCCAGCATCCGGTGTAGAAACACATGGCGCCTCTTGTGCGATTCCAGATCGTTGACCTCTCCATACTCAACCGGCGTCTTGTCTGTCATGGTGACTCCTCCACAGTTTCTTAGCTGCCTCAATGTTCTTTTTTCTCCAGGCTGGAGCGAACGGCCTCTCACACCTTTCCCCATCTGTCCACCGCTCCCCGCAGCGTAAACAGGTCCAGTCCCCCCCGTACCACGGGTAATGCGCCAGCACCATCGGAGATTTCCGAGCGCAGGTTGAGCAGGGATTCCACTGGATTAAAACTAGGTCGGGTTCTGGCGCGCAGATGTGAAGGTTCATTCCCCTATCCTGGTTCAAATTAATTAGCTACTAACAATCCCAAACTGTGGAGCTGGCCCGTGATTCAACAGCCGCCAAACTGTTATCACCTCCGCACGCCAAGGCCGTTGCCGTGCGTCCATCCAATATCCTCCAGCGCGAACTGAAGTCCAGGAGTAATACCCTGAACACCCGACCGTAGACCTCGGTCACGATCCAAGCGTAGTCCAGGAGTAAACCTGAGCCAGATGGTAGACCAGCTCCCCGCCATCGTTTGAGCCCTTAACACTCTAACACCCCCCATGCTCCGCAAGCTAACACTCCCCAAGTGGGAGCCCCGCTAACACTCCCAACGCATGAGGCACTCTAACACTCCCCAACTGAATCGCCCCGGCCCCGCCCACATTGAGGGGTATGGTTGGGCTGGAAAAACCCGCGCGACGCCCAGGGCGAACTCTGTTTCTATTTACGGAGAGAGCGGAGAGCATACATACCCCGCTTTGCCTTACAGCGCAGCCGTTCATCTTCTCGCCGTTTGAATGATGAACCTCCCCATGTATGGCCGAGCATCACCAGCCGCACTTTCCGATGCAGCCCAATCCAACAGGAGCTGACGCTGTGCTAGCCACTGTTGGACCTCCAAAACCACACTCGACCTGACTGAAGGGCCAGAGGGAATCGAACCCTCGTTACCGGAATGAAAACCCGGTTTCCTAGCCGTTAGAAGATGGCCCCTTAAAACTTGTCACACTCTAACATTCCTGAATCACCCCGGCCGCTCCTTCCGGAACCCCTATGTCAAAGACCAAGGAGCTACCTTCGCCACAATGTGGCACGACCAGGGCGAACTTAATATCGAAATGAATCAGTTCTAACACTCTCCCACCTTAGCGTCTTCGGGTCTCGCACCAACCATACCCGTTCTTCACCGTTCCATCCCAAGATCGCCTCTCTCCATCGGAAGTAAAGAGCTAACATTCCAAACTCAATTCGGCCTTGTCACCCCCCCTATCCCCCATGCAACGTACTGCTTGCCGCTTTCACGCCCCGACGCGACGGGTATGGACACTCGACCTGATTCCAAACCCTATATCAGAAAGGTGTGTAGGTCAAAC